AATAACCCTAATAAAAAAGAGATTATTAAATTAAGAGGTGAGGCTATTAGTGAGGCTAAATCAACTGACGAATTTAAAGAAAAATTCTCTAAAATAGCTAAAACAAATTGGGAATCTGATGTGTATAGAGATAAAGTTTTTAATAAAAAACAAACTATAACATTTACCGATGAACTTTATAACATGTTTTTTGAAATGTTTAAACTTTATGGTAAAGCTGATTTAACACTTAATGAATTAAACTCTAATAAAAGCTTCATGGATGAATTTGTTAATCCAAATAAAGATATTAGAAGTTCAATGACAAACCTAAATGAATTTACACTCAATCATTTGAATAAAATGTTGATGGAGCGTGGTTTTAAAAATTATAGAGAGTGGTGTGAAGTAACCGCTGAGGAATTAGGTTATAAGAATGTTAGAGCGTGGAGGTATTTTATTGAAATATCTAATAAAACTTTAGAGGAAGCTAATTATAATCACAAGATAATCTCTATTGAATTTGATTCAATTCAAAACACCGGTACCATTACCGTAGATGGTGATGAATTATATCATAATTATCATACATTTGCCTGTGAGTCAGGTGTTTATATTAAAAATTCTAATCTAGACCAAATTGCTGATATTGAATATTTACAACGTAAGTTATTTACAGCATTAAGAGTACCAAAAACATTCTTAGGTTTTGAAGAAGCTCAAGGTGAAGGTAAAAATTTAGCTTTACAGGATATTAGATTCTCGAGAACAATTAATAGAATCCAACAAGCAATGATAATGGAATTAAACAAGATTGTTATTGTCCATTTATACTTATTAGGATTTGAAGATGATTTAGATAATTTCACTTTAACATTAAATAACCCATCAACACAAGCAGAAATGCTTAAACTTGAGCATCTACAACAAAAGATTACTCTATACGCTGAAGCTGTACGTGATGCTGGTAATGGTTTCGCACCAATGTCAATGACTAGAGCCAAACGTGATATATTAGGAATGACTAATGATGAAATCAAACAAGATTTATTAGAACAACGTATTGAGAAGGCCGCAGCTGCTGAATTAGAACAAACAGCTAAAGTAATTAAGAAAACTGGTTTCTTTGATAAGGTTGATAATATCTTTGGTATTCCTGAAGAAGAACAAGAGGCCGCAGAAGGTGGTGAAGAAGGTGGTGACGGTGAAGAAGGTGGAGGCGGCTTCGGTGGAGGCGGTGGCTTCGGTGGTGATGATTTAGATTTAGGTGGTGAAGAAGAAACACCCGAAGATGCACCTGAAGAAGATGCCGGTGAACCAATAGAATTTGGTGGTGAAGAAGCTGGTGGTGAAGAAGCTGGTGCACCAGAAGAATCGTTTGTTAAACAAACAAATGATATTCTAACAGAACAAAAACATATTGTAGGAAAGAAATTAGAAAGTCGTAATAGAAAATATAATAATATATACATGAATAAATTATTAGGTTCTATTAAGGATGAAACTAAAAATAAGATATCAAGCACTAAAATCCATGATAAATCACTTAAAATTAATGAAAGTGTTGATGGTATGATAGATGATATCGATAAAATGTTAGAAGATTAAGAATTTCTTAGTTAAAGATTATATTTATTTAAAAAGAAAGATTATGCGTAATTTCGGTAACATAAACAATGCTTTTAGTGATGTTTTATTAGAGTCATTCACTAAAAAAGATGCTAAGAAAAAGAATAAGTTTAAAACTTATTTGAAGACTATAAAAGAAAGTAAGCTTTTAAAGACTCAATACTTAGTGTATAAGAACATATCTGATAAATACGAAACCAATGATTTAAGGGTAAGTGAATACATTAAAGAATCTATTAGTTTAATGGATGGTTTCAAATTAGAAGATATCATTAAAGCTAATGAAAAGCTTGTTAAATTAATGGGTGAGAAATCTAAGGAATTAGAAAAAGATTATGATATTAAAGAACTTCATGAGAACATAGGTACTTTAATTGTAATCGGTAGAAATAAAACACCTAAGAATGTTGACACAATAGTTGAGTCGTTTGATTATGTATTCAATTATGTTAAAAACAACAAACCAACTGAAGATAAAAAAGCAATAAGTGAAGCTGTTGGTAGATTAGCTATTGATAAGTTTAATGAGAAATATTCTAAATTAGAAGAAGATGAATATAAAATTTTGAAAACCATCATAGAATCAAATGATGAAGGTAAAAAAGATGTTTTCAAAAATACGATTAACGAATGTGTTGATTTAATTGATAATAAATTAACTGAAAGTGATATCGAAACTAAAGATAAGCTTTTAAAGGTAAAAGATAAAATATTAAGAATGACATATACTGAAGATACTTTCATTAATGATGTCGCAAAAGTTATTAAATTAAAAAAAGATTTAAATTAAAAAAAGATTTAAATTAAGGAAAAATGGCTGAAGTTAATTGGGAATTGATTGTACATAGATTGGACACAATTGTTAAGAGTCAAGATGATTTTAAAACCAAATTAAACGAGATTGATGAAAAGGTTACTAAAATCGAGACTATTAAACATACTGTTGATGGTTTGAAGAAATGGAAGGATAGCATTGATGGGGTTTTACCTGTTAGTGATATGAAAACCTTAACTGAATGGAAGGGTAAGATAGATGATGTCGTATCCCCAACCCAATTAAAAGAGCATATAAATGAAATAGGTTATTTAAAAACATTTAAAACGAAAGCAACTATGATTTGGATTGTAATTCAAGCCGCTGTTTTCATAATCTATTTCCTAGATAAAGCCTTCGGAATATTTTAACACACACTAAGCCCCATATGGGGCTTTTTTGTTTTATAGACCTATTGACTTTTCGTGGTTTTATGCTATATTAGTAAGCATGAAAAGAGGAAAAGAAATCAAATTAAATATTAACGATAATTACAATGTAGTTACCGGCACTGTAGACAATAAAAACCCTAAATCAATATACATTGTTATTTGCGGTTGGGGTGACCCAACATTAGATAATGATATCGATTATACTAGAGTAATCAATGATATAAATAAGAATATAAGACAAACACTATATAATGATATAAACAAAAATCGTTTTGACCATAATCAAATGGTTGTTGATTTAGATATGAGAGAATCCGGTATCAAGTTCAACAAGCGAAGTTATATGTGTTGCGAGATAACATTATTCCAAAACCACCCATTACTACCTATAACATCTGAAGAGTTATTAGATAACATAAAAGATGTTTCAAATGATATATTAAATAAGGTCTTTGATAAGAATGTATATTTCACTTTCCATCAAAGAAAGAAATAGTTCAATTACCATATTTTAGTTTAAAACCTTTATTACTTGTTAATAAGGGTTTTTTTATGTGTCTCATTATATTTATAGAGAAAGATATTATGTCAGACGATATTAAAATATTAAAACCGGGGAGAACCTACATATATACGTTGTCTAACCCAAATGATGGTGAAGTTAGATATGTAGGTAAAACTGATGATATTGAAAATCGTTTAAAAGAACATATTAGAAAACACATGTATAAAACAACATATAAAAACAATTGGATTAAATCTTTAAAAAAAATAGGGTTAACACCTAAAATAGAAATTTTAGATACTGTATCATCCAATGAATGGTGTTTTTGGGAAAAATATTGGATATCTCAATTTAAAGTGTGGGGTTTTAATTTGACTAATTCAACAAATGGTGGTGAAGGTGGTAATTTAGGTGAATTAGTAAATAAAAAAATTTCAGAGAAATTAAAAGGGCGTGTCTTTTCCAAAGAAACTATACTAAAAATGAGTAAGAGTAAAACGGGGTTAAAACATTCAGAAGAAACTAAATTAAAAATGTCTGAACATCATAAAGGTGTTCAGAATGGTATGTATGGTAAAAAACCATCATCTAATTTTTACAAAAAAGTTAATAAAGCAATAATACAACTATCATTAGATGATAATTTTATAAAAAATTGGGGAAGTATTATAATAGCATCCAGAACGTTAAATATTAATAGATGTACAATAGCTGATGTATGTAATAAAAGAAAATATAAAAAAACCGCTGGTGGTTTTAAATGGAAATTTAAAGGTTAAAAAAAAATGGAAGATTATAGAATTAATAGTAAAAACACATTAGGTCAAAGAATGATAATGATTGAGCAAGATGCTGGATATATTGACCCATTAAATAAAAGGAATAAACCATTTATAACTGAAACACAAAAATTAAATGAAGGTAAAGCTATTATTAGTGAACCTTTAATATTATATGTTGTATTACAAAAACATAGTGTTGAAAATCGCAATGGAAGAATCTATCCGGAATCTATACTTAAAAGAGAAGCAACCAATTACCAAGAACTTATTAATGAAAGAAGAGCATTAGGTGAAAGTGACCACCCAGAGTCTTCTATTATATCTGTTGACAGAGTTTCACACAATATCACTGAGATATGGTGGGAAGGTAAAACATTAATGGGTAAGATAGAGTTTGCTATGTCACCGGGATTTGTTAACCAAGGTATTATTTCATGTGAAGGTGATAAAGTTGCTAATTTACTTAGATTAGGTTATATGGTTGGTGTATCGTCTAGAGGCGTAGGTTCTTTAGAAGAAATTAATGGTAAAAATATAGTACAGGAAGATTTCGAAATGATTTGTTGGGATATTGTTACCTCACCTAGCACACCGGGTTCTTGGATGTTCAAAAACCATGATGAAGCTAAACCATTTACAGAATCAGATAAAAAAGATAAACCCTTATTACATAAAAAATTAGATAATTTTTTGATTAACTAATAGTTACGATAAATCTATGTTTTTAACATTAAAAACACGGATTTCCTATGTAAATCAAAGAATTTAACTATAAAAAAGCTGATTATTTATATAAACAAAACCCGTTTTTGAAAATCACAGCATATTTATAAACAAGGAATAAAAATTTCATTTAAATTAAAAGAAAAAATGGCTAAAGAAAAAACGATTATCGATGAAGCATTACTTGATATGCAAAAAATTGAGGAAGCTTTAAAAGCCAATACAAAAGAAATACTTCGTTCAGTACTGAAAGAAGAAATTGAAGGTTATGTGAAAGAATCTGTTAATTCGGATTATGTAGAAGAAGACATTGATGATGAACAATCTGATGATGAAGAATTGCCAATTGACTTAGACGCACCAGTAGGTGATGAGCTACCAGTTGATTTAGATGCACCAGTAGGTGTTGATGCAGTTCCAGAATTACCACTTGGTGGAGAAGAAGAAGTTGGTATTAGTGATGAACTACCTATCGACTTAGATATGACAAATGCATCAGATGATGATGTGATTTCTGTTTATAAGAAGTTAAGCGGAGATGACGAAATCGAAGTTGTTTCAGACAACGAAGTAAAAATTACAGACCCAGAAAGCGGAAACGAGTACATTGTTGCTCTTGGTGCCGATGCTGGTCCAGAAAGTGAATTACCAATAGACGTAGATATTGATGCTGAATTACCAATAGGTGATGAGTTACCAATAGATGCACCTGAAGTTGATGTAGATGCTGAATTACCAATAGGTGATGAATTACCAGTAGATGCTGAACCAGAAGCTGACGTTGATGTGGATGCTGAATTACCAGTTGATGGTGATGAAGATGAAGATGATTTAGAAGAGGCTGTAGTATATGAGATAGAACTTCAAGAAGATGAACCTACTAATGAAGATATCGTAAGAGGTAAAGGACATGATACGGAAGTAAAAGATAGTTCAGCACCAAACACAGGTGATATCGATGACCAAACAGCAGATGCTGATGAAGTTATTAAAGGTGATAACTTAACTGGTGGTTTTGACGATAACCAAGCACACGCTAACGCTGAAGGCCCAATGGTTATGTCAGAAGATGAAGTATCTGAGGAAGAAGTTGTAGAAGGTGAAGAGATTGATGAATCAATACCAAAAGGTAATGGTGATGCTCGTAGAGTACCGGGTCAAGCTAAAATTGGACAACCGGTAGGAACTGGTGCAAAACACGTTAAAGGTGTTGCTGGTCAAAACGAATCTATCAAAGCAAAATATAATGCTCTATTAAAAGAGAACACTGCATTTAAAGGAACATTGAAGAAATTCAGAAATATGTTAACTGAAACTGTAGTATTCAATTCTAATTTAGCTCACGTTGTTAAATTGTTTACAGAACATACAACAACAAAAGTTGAGAAAAAACAAATCATCGATAGATTTGATGATAATGTTAGTTCTTTAAAAGAATCAAAAGCTCTTTATAAGAGTATAGTTTCTGAATTAGGTAGCAAGAAAACTGTTACTGAATCTGTTGAAGCAAAAATCAATAAAGAAGGTAACTCAGGTAAGACACAAATTACTGAATCAACCGCTTATGTTGATGACTCAACTAACAGAATAAAAGACTTAATTAATAGAGTCGAAAAAAGATAATAATAAGATTACAAAAAAAAAATAAAATAAAATTATGTCACATTTATTAACATCAGGTGAAGTAGGTAACATCGGATTAAACCACATGAAACAAATTCGTCAAATGACGCAAGAGAAGTGGAATAGTTTAGGTTTCCTTGAAGGTCTTAAAGGCCATGTAAAAGAAAATATCGCTCAATTATATGAAAATCAAGCGAGTTCTTTACTAACAGAATCAACAACAGCGGCTGACTCTTCAGGGTCTTTCGAAACAGTTGTATTCCCAATCGTAAGGAGAGTATTCTCTAAACTTTTAGCTAACGATATCGTATCGGTACAAGCTCTTAACATGCCAATTGGTAAGTTATTCTTCTTCGTGCCTATTACATCTGACCGTAATGACGGTGCTGGTGGATACGGTGACCCATATCAAGATGGTTCTCAATATTCAGCTCATACAGGTTTAGGTCAATTACCAAACTGTGTTGTTACAACAACAGGTGGTTCTTGTACTACTGAATTTAAATCTAAAAATCTTTATGATTTATATTACAATGATGGATTATTTGATAATTCAAAAGGAACTGTAACTATGTTCAGTAACCCTACTAAAGAATTAGAAATTTTAGGTTCTAATGGTGAATTTACTTCAGGTGCTACACTTGCTGTATTACCAACTGCAACTGACGGTTCTTTAAGAGCGGCTATTATCAAGGTATCTGGATTCG